CCGTAACTTGAAATAGCGCCAGCCGTTAGTTCAACTTGTCTGTCCGGTACTTGCTCTAGCATCCTCGCTATGTGGAAGTTGCCACGATTCGTTCATCGCTACGCGGGATTCCAAACCCAGGGGGATATGCCGTGTGGTATCCAGCGCAACCAGATCGTCATTATCGGCCCCCTTCTGATTGATCGGCGCAAACACGGCTTCCGTATCAAGGTGTTCTGCTTCGGCGGGGCACGATCTCTGACCGTCAAGAAGACAAGGGAGTTCTGATGACCGACACACCCAAGACCCCGAAGACCAGCGGCAAGCGCGATTACGTGGTGCTGGAACAGATCGGGGCAACGGCCGAGCCGCTAGGCAATCCGGGCGCCAAGAAGCTCCTCACCTCCTGGGATGAACGGGGCACCTTCACCGCCACCAGTGAGAGCGCCGCCAAGAAGCAGGCAATCACTACCGCGCACTCTGACCTTCTTGAGTTCGGCGCCCTAGTCGCCATCCCCTCCCGCTCCTGGAACCCGACCACGCCGAAGGTCACGGCCCAGACCGTGCTCAAGATCGAGGGGATCTAATGGATCTCAAGCGACTCAAGCCGTGGCTAGCGGATTGCTCTGGGGATGACGCTCGCCGCGCGGCCCAACTTCTGCTCGGCATCGTCAGCGCACAGGGTATGCCAATCCGACCCGGTTACGGCCCGCACCCCGTCCGCCTCGCCCATGAAGCGCTGGAGAAGTTCTACGCCGAGAAGGGGATCTGAGATGGCTCCGGTCTGTTACCGCTGCGGCGTATACAGCTACCCCGGTGGCTGGGGCGTACTAAAAGTCGGGAGCATGGTGAGCTATCGCTTGTGCCCCGTGTGCCTGGCCCGCGCTTTGTTCCCTGGCCGGATGGACCACGACGAACCCTCGGTGTCAGCGGATGAGCGCATCGCCACCGCCCTCGAACAGATCGCGGACAAGATCGAACCCCCCGCCTCTAAGCAGATGGCGAAGGAGAACGCTCGGCTGGTCGTGCTGGAGGCGAAGTCAAGGGGGCTGCTCAAGGCTCTGGCGGACTCGGCGGGGCGTGGGCACCTAAGCCAGAACGTGATCCGCGCCGAGCTAGAACTGGGCGATGCGGTGGCGAGCAAGTCGTGACCGTCCCCCTTCGCCGATTAGACGATGATGCGGTTGAGTCCGTAGTCGGTCGCCGTCTGAAAGCGGAGACTGGCGGACTCGGCTGGCTGGCCGCCCTTGACTATCGCAAGAAGAAGCAGCGGAAGGTGGCTACGTGAAACACCGCCACGGTCGCCAGGTTCGCACGCCGAAGAAGGCCGAGGGGTATCCCCGTCCGCCGCTCGGCCACATCTCCAGCCAACTGACCAGGGTGAAACTACTCAGCCTGTCGTACCCGGACGCCGTGACCGGCTCTCGGCGCGAAGTGTGGTCGAGGGACGAACTGACCAGCCACGAACCGGCACACTCCACCCCACCAGGAAACCACCACCAGGAATTGTGGCCGTTCGGGGCGTACCCCCGGTTGGAGAAGCAGGTTGAGTTGCTCCGGTTCCATTCGCAAGAGGTCGAGGCGCACCGTTTTTGGTACCGCTGGTTCTTGCGGGTCTACGTTCACGACGCCTACGACCATCTTGAGAACCGTTACCCGGCCCACGTTCTGATCGGAGCGCACGCTGGTCTGCGCCGCGTTGCATCCGGTATGGGCACGAAGGTGTACGTCCCGCTAGAGGTTGCGATTGCCAACGGCGTCAAGGAATGGGAGGCCGCACCGTTCGCCCGCCGGAAGCTGGAGCAGCGGTTGTCATGACGACTACGCTCGCCTTGGGGAAAGCATCGGAGTATGAGCTGACAGCCGAACTCCTACGGCGCGGGCACAACGTGGCTATCCCCGTGGTTGATGACCATGCCGTCGATCTTGTGGTGAACTATCGGCTGCGGGTCCAGGTGAAGAGTTCCCAGAGGAACCGGCAGGGCGGCTATTCATTCAGCGGCGGGGTGGCCTCGGGTTCTCTTCTCCGAGGATCGGCTGAGATCTTCGTCCTTTACGGTCGTGGACCTGATGTGTGGTGGATAATCCCTCGGTCAGCACTTGAACGATGCGCCGGAGATGCAAAGGGGATCGGGCTCAACCCCAAACCCACGTCGAGATCCGGCAAGAGCACCGAACTCAACGAATGGATTGATGCCTGGCACCTGTTCGAGATGGGGGCCGAGGAGATCGAGACCATCTCCGCGCGGTGGGAATGTATCGGGTCCGCCGGGTCGAAGGCGGCTCGGGTTTGGTGAGTGTCCAATCCCGATTATCATTTGGAATGACGCGGCCCTATCACTGCGCCCTGAATCCGGCGGCCCCCAGTGGCCGCTTTTTCGTGGGGGGATGACGTTGCACCATAGCCACGCACTCGAAGAGGGGTTCCACCTAGTAGACATCTTCGCTGGTTCTCGTCACGAGGATCGTCGCTCTGGTAGCGAGCGCGAGGTTTGGGCGAGGCTTGAAGAAGCCGAGCGGTTTGGTCTAGATCGCCACGTCATCACCTGCGACTACTGCCTCTCCTCTATCCGCCCACGCACCAACCCGGCGGGTAGACGGAGCGCGGTTGACTGGTTCCATTCTCATCACTGCGAGGCTCCGACCGACGCAATAGTCCGACTACCGGCGCCCGAGCAAGCCTCGCAAACCATCGCCGCCTAGATAGGCGGAGGGGGACTCGACCCGGTACTAGGGCGGTCCAGCGTGGAAGCGTAGGGCGGGGCAGTCCACGCACCGACTTGGAGGACAGATGCCAGCTATCAGCGGCACGGACAGACAGTTCTACCTCGAACGCCTGCGCGCCGGGGACACCCATGCCATCGCCGCGAGGGTGTCCGGCCATGCCCGTACCTCCTACAACCGCATCGCCGACAGGGACGATCTGTTCAGGGCGGCACGCGAGGAAGCGACCAAGGCCGGCATCGAAGTTCTGGAGCAACAGCTAGTCAGTATCGGACTCGGGAACGTCGAAGCGAAGATGCCTCAGGTAGTCGCTCTCTTCGGAGTTCTCAAGGCACGAGACCCGGCCAAGTGGTCAGAGAAGCGCCAGCTCGAAGTCGGAGGCAAAGACGGAAAGCCCGTGGAGGTAGCAATAGGTGTCTCATACCGCGAAGTCCTCGAAACCCTCCGCAGAATCGGCGCTGAACCGGCAGACGGGGATGCTGGATCTGGGAATAGTGTTCCCGGCGCTGGCGAAGTATTGCCCGCTGATAACAAGTAGTCCCGGCGCTTCTGTTCCCCAGGCAGTTTTTCTACTTCTCGAACAAGAGGAAGCACTTTACGGTGGCGCAGTCGGTGGCGGTAAGTCGGTCGCGCTTCTCATGGCCGCGTTACGCCACGTCGATCGGCCCGGATATGCGGCGCTGATACTCCGCAGGAACTTCCCGCAACTCACTCAGCCGGGAATGTTAATCCCTCTTTCTAAACACTGGCTTGCCAATACCGACGCGCATTGGTCGGAACGGGATATGGAATGGAGATTCCCTTCCGGCGCAGTTATCAAGTTCGGCCACGTCCAAGACGAGAACGCCGTCTACAACTACCAGGGCGGCGCGTACCAGATGGTCGGCTTCGATGAGCTAACGCAATTCACTCCGACCATGTACGAGTACATCGCGTTCTCTCGTGCAAGACGCGACCTTTCGATGGCCGATATACCGATTCAGATTCGCTCGACGGCAAACCCTGGCGGTATCGGACATACCTGGGTGATGAAGAAGTTCATCGAGCCCGGCGAATCCGGCGTCGTATTCGTCCCGGCGAAGATAGCGGACAACCCCGGTATCGACGTTGACGACTACACAAAGCGACTGATGCACCTTTCCACCACCCGCCGGGCGCAACTACTCGACGGCGACTGGGGCGTGTTCGAGGGCGCTGCGTTTCCCGACTTCGCAGAGGAGATTCATTGTGTCCCAGCGTTTGATCCACCGCCTGATTGGACTCGCTTCGAGAGCCTTGACTTTGGCATCGCCAATCCGACCGCTGTACTTGCCTGGGCCGCTGATTACGACGGCAACCTGATCGTCTTCGACTCCTACTACTCGCCACCGAACACTCTCATCTCGCAGCACGCGGAAGCAATCCGCACGAAGCGCGAGCGCTGGTGGCCCAAGACAGACAAGGGTTGGTACGCGCAATCCGTTGTGTGCTACGCAGACCACGATCTCTGGTCGAACGCCAGGGGAATCGTTCGGCTCGGGGCTCCCGCCTCGATCCTCGATGAGTTCCGCGAGCACGATCTCGAAGGCTTCATCCGAGCGCACAAAGGACGCAAGGAGGGCCGGGCAAGACTGCTCGAACTAATCAAGCCGATCGAGGAGCGCCGCTTCCCGGCGTGGCACCCTCGGGCCGGAGAACTGGGAGCGCCCCACCTCTTCGTCGTCGGTGTCCGCTGCCCCGAACTGATCGAGCAACTTCGTACCGCGCCAACCAACGAGCAGCCGATCGGCGACAAGACCGGCCCCGGCGAGATCGTAGACCCCCAGTGGGAAACCCGCTACGGACATGCGGCTGCCGCCCTTCGCTATGGCGCGATGAGTTGGCAAGCCGCCTCAGAGGAACTTGAAGACGAACCATCCGACCCGCGTGCCGCAGCCTTGCAGCGGATCGAAAAAGCCGAAGCACTTGAAGACGAGGAAGCTGGTCTTTCTCTCAACTAAGGAGTCCCGATGTACCTGACCGTGAAGTTCTCAGACTCATCCACGAAGGTCGTCCCCGTCACGGACGACGTTACATTCACCATCAAGGACAGCACGAGCGTAATTGTGGACTCCTTCTGTTTCGGCGGAGTGTCCACGATCGAACTGAAAGAGGGCGCAGCGCCCGTCGTCGTTCCCGATCCGGTCGTCGAGCCCGGCACCGCTCTGGTGGCCGCAGTTCCGCCAGGGTCAGCCACCCCGGACAAGATCATCATTACGACCAATCCTTCTACGGTCGAGGACTTGCCCGTAGACCTCGCCGTCCCCCCGGCCAAAGTCCCCGTAGGGGCGACACCCGTAGAGATGATTCCTGTCGCAAACGCCCCGGTGGACGTTCCCCCGGTGGCCGAGGAAGTTCCTCCGCTCGTCGTCGTTCCCGCAGTCGATCCTCCCAAAGAGTCTCTGGTCGAGAAGATCGAGGACAAGATCAAAGGCAAGAAGTAGCCATGATGACCCCCGCGATTCTTGAGGTGGCACCCCTGCCGCCCGGCACTTGCATGATCTGCGGTTGCAACTCTGGCCCGATGATCGACACGATGGTCCAGTACGACATCTACGGCCGCCAGTACATTTGCCTCCAGCGGTGCGTGCCGATGCTCGCCGAGTTGACGGGCTACGTCGCCCCCGCCGCCCTCGAAGAGTTGCAAGCCACCTGCGATCGGTTGCAGACGGACGTGGCCGAACTCGGCGACGCCCTTGTGGCCGAGAAGGACAACAAGGTCGTCTCGCTTGAGGACTTCCGCAAGTTCGCCAAGAGTGGCCCGGTCACGGTATGACCCCGCTCGTAAAGGTCAAGGGCGGCACGGATGGCGGTCGGATGATGCGCCAGGCCCATAAGACGTGGACTTGCACGAGGGGGCACACGAACCCCCACTGGCGCGGTCGCTGCTCGGAATGTCAGTACGGGGAGGCGACCAACCCGTGTACCGGCGCAAAACCGTAGAGGCGCTTCTCCGCCAGAACCAACGCGAGATCGACCGCCTGCTCACCGTGATTGCCGATCAGAACGACCGCTTGATGTACTTGGCCGGAATGGCGTGGAACCTGCCGCCGTCCGAACCGCTTGAGCTTGAGCACGAGGAACCGGAACCGACCACGGTCGATGCCTCCGAACTCGTCGAAGACTATTAGGAGGCCGGATGGCCGACCAAATCGTGCGCCCCGGCGCGCTGCTTGCCGACGAGGAAACTGGCAAGTGGAGAAAGCGCATACAGGAAGCGAAGAACGCTCGCCGCACGTATGAGGCGAACTGGAACCAGTGTCTAGCTTTCGCCGCCGGGAAACACTGGACGGAAGTTTCTAAGCGAACTAACCGCCTCTTTACCCCCGACCCGCCCGAGGGTCTGGACCGCTACACCGTTGACGAACTGACTCAGTATCGACTCACCATTCTCGGCGAGCTGACAATGGACCAGGACCGCCCGCTCGTTCTGTTCCGGGAAGCCGATCTCCCCGACCGCGACTTCGCCAAGTCGGCAAACAACGCGATCACCTACGGCTGGGACGCCGAGTGGGATGGCGACCGTTCGCTCTTTGAGGCCAAGATGGTGATGATCGACCTCGGCACCGCTGCAATTCGTGGTCGCTGGGACCCGTCAGTTGGCCCGCCGCGAGTCAAGCAGGTTCCATTCACAGACGGGAAGCCTATCCTCGATCCGAAGCAGGCCCGCGAGCACATGGCGCAGGCCGAACTCTCGAACTCCCCGGTAGACCTTCGCTCGATCAGGCAAGGTGCGATCCGCTGGGACGTGGGTACGCCATTCAACCTGCTCGTCCCGGCCGGAATCACCCGAGAGGACAAGTTCCCCTGGGAGTGCTGGGTCGAGGCCGTCCACAAGGACACCCTGCGCGCCCTCTATGGGCAGAAGATCGCAGCGTTCAAGCCCGACGTGATCGAAGACATCGGCGCTGGCGCCGAGGGCGCGGACCTCAAGACCTCCGGCCCGGCCACTCGCCAGATCGAAGATCATCTATTCGTCTACACGGTCTATGCGAAGCCGAACCCGGAGTACGCCGCCGGCCGCACGCTCACCTTCGTCGGGCAGAACCTGGAGCTGGTCGAGGCCCGGAACGACCTTCCCTGCGAAGCGCCGGATGGCACCCCTCGGTCTGGGATTCACTACTTCCACTACGTTCGTCTGACCAATCGTTTCTTCTCTCGCGGAATCATCGAACTGGGCAAGGAGGCGCAGCGCGCGATCAACAAGCGCCGCACGCAGATCGCCGCCACGATCGACCGAGGGCAGCCGTTCATCCTGCACGAGAAGGGCTCGATCCCGAAGCGCAAGGGCTTCCCTGTCGAGATGATCCCGATGGAGAGGGGCCGAGCGCAGCCAGTCGTGTCGAGCGGCGTGCAGCCCGGAGCCTGGATGTTCAACGAAGTCGCGGCGCTGCGCGAAGACCTCCAGCGCGCGATCGGCGTTCGCAACGTCTCGCTCGGCGAGAACCCGTCGGGCGTTGGTAACTACTCGCAACTCGCGGCGCTCCAGGAGCAGGACGGGCGCAAGCTCGATCCGATCGTGACGGCGGGCAAGATGACCGTCGCAGAACTGGTCGAGGATGTTGTGCCGCTGATCCGCAAGCATTGGCCGCATGATCGCATGGTCGCTCTATCGGGGAGCGAGGGGCTTCTCGAAACCTTCAACTTTGACGCCTCGAAGATCCCCACCTTCTTCCAGGTATCGGTCGCTCGCGGTTCATCCCAGCCCCGCTCGCAGGGCGCGCAACTCAAGAAGATCGACGACATCGCCCGCTACTCGGTCACGGCCGGGATGCCCCTGCCTACCAGTTGGCTCAAGGAATCCTACGAGACGGGTCAGCCCCAACCGCTGCCTGACGAATCATCGCACGACCAGCTCGACAAGGCGCTCATGGAGAACGAGCTGCTTGCGATGGGGAAGGTGCCGAAGGTCGCTTACTACGACCCGCACCCGGTACACATTCAGATTCACCGCTCGGCCCAATCTCTCGCTGACGCCACGGAAGATGCCGAACTCTCGGCACGCTGCGAGCAGCACATCCTAGCCCACTTGCAGCAGGCCCAGGCGAACGCGGCCCACGCCGCCACCGGAGTACCCGGCCCGCCGCCCCCCGCCGGGCAAGCGCCGCAGGCAGGCCCACCGCAAGAGGGACCGCCCGCGCCGGGCGGGATGCCCGCGCAGCCGCCCGAGCCCCAACCGACTATGCCCCCGCAGGGCGCTACCCCCAGTCCAGTCCAGTAGAAGGAGAACACCGTGGCGCACTACTTCAACGGTCCTCAAGTCCTAGCCCCCGCCGGATCGACCGGGAACAAGACTCTTGCCGGCGTCTGGGTGCAGCCGGGCGCGTCCCGGTTCTGTATGCAGTTCGTAAACGAGGTTCTGGGCGCAACGCCCACCGTGGACTTCCAGTTCCAGGGGTCGGTTGATGGCGGGACGACTTGGACCGCCGTTCCCTACGTCACCGCCGCATCGAACACGCTGGCGACGGCGGCTGTCACCGTGACCGGACTCGGGGCGACCGTCCTCTGGATGGACCTCGCCGTGTTCAGCCGCTTCTTCTCGATGTTCCGCTGCGTCACGACCAACAACACGAACGTCACCTATCGCGCGGAACTCTACACGGAAGTTGTATAGCGATGGCTGCGACAAATCCACAGACCGCCGCGATCGGTAAAGCGCTCGCCGCCGCGATGACCAAGAAGAAGAAGCCGAAGGCTGCCAGCACCAAGTTCATTCAGGGCGCGATCAAGCGACCGGGCGCTCTGACGGCGAAGGCCAAGGCCGCAGGAATGACAATCGACGCTTTCGCTCGCGCCCACGCCAAGGACACCGGCGTAACCGGCGACGAGTCTCGCTTCTACCTCAACGTGCTCAGCAAACGCGGGCGCTAACCCTCTAAGGAGGAATGATGGCAGGAACAGGGTCACTCACCCTCACCAAGCTCGCGGGGCCGTACACGATCGGCGACCGCTGGGAAACCGTCTATCAGGCTGTCGGCGACACCAGTTACGTGGACAACGGCTATCCGCTCCTGCGGACAAGCCTCGGATTCGCGGCTACGCCCGACCCCGAGTTCCATGTCGAGATAGAGAACACGATGGGCTATGGGTCGGCGTATGACTACACCAACCAGAAGCTCCTTCTCTATGCCTCGGCGGGTACCGCTATTGCGGGTGCTGCTACTGCCGCAGCTTTGACCGACATGCGAATCCGGGCGACCGGCAAGTACAAGCCGTAGGAGGACACATGGCCCTAACACTCACTCCAATCAGACACCCCTACGTTGTGGGGGATCGCTGGGAAGCTGTCTGGAAAGTCGCGGCTGACGCCTCGTACTCGACGGGTGGCTATTCCCTAACGCCGACCGATCTGGGTTTCTCGAACACGCCCGACATTGAGGGGTATGCCGAGATTGCCAACCTAATGGGCTACGGGGTCAAGTACGACGACTCGACCTTCAAGCTCCTTTTCTACAGCGCAGGATCGACGCAGGTAACAGCGGCGACCGACCTCTCGGCGCTAAACGACATTCGTATTCGCGTCACTGGCCGCTTCCGGGCCTAATCCAAAGGAGATGCACGCATGACCGCGTTCACGCGCTTTCTACCCATGCAGTTTGAGACTACGCCCGATGGTGACATTGGCGCGGCTGTCTCTCCAGACGGTGGCGGGATGGACCCCGGCCCGCAGGACGGCGATGTCGGCGCGGCGGCTGCCGCCCCGCTTGCCCCGGACTCTCCCGCCTCCGAACCCTTCGACTTCGAGACATACCTCGATACCGACGAGGGTCGGCAGGCGCTAGAGGCACGCTTCAACGCCTTCCAGCAGGCCCAGGCTCCGCCGGAAACCCCCGAGGACTTCTCGGACGTGGCAAGCCTGTTCGAGCAGTCCGGGCTGCCGATCAGCAGGCTCGACGCCTACCTGGAATCGAAGTACGGGCCGATCAACCAGTCGGTAGACCAGCTCCGGTATCAGCAGTCAGAGCAGGCCGTCAACGCGCAGATCGCGGCTTTACCCGACACTCACCCCGGACTCTTCGGGGCCGACGTGCCCGAGGAACTGTCCGCCCACAACCGCGACGTGCTTCTCTCGATCGCGCTGGGCCAGCAGGCCCAAGCGCAAGCGAACAGCCAGCCCTACGACGTTTCCAAGTCGTTTTCCAACATCGCCGGGCTGATGGCCGAGCGCGACAAGAT